CCGCTTGATGCGGTTGATTGTAATGATCGGCTGCTTGCGCTGGTTCAGGACAGAGATTTCCTCGGCGGTCCACTGGTGGCCGTCATAGTAATCTCGGTCACGCTCCGATGCCTCGCGGGCCTGGGACGACAGGTCCGTTGCCTGCTCGACCATGCTGCGTAGTTTTTCGAGTTCATACATCAGAAGCGCCAACCTCAAAGAGCCGTTCGTTGCGGGCTGCGACAGCGTGGCCAAAACACGAAAAAACCCCTAAGTATTCCCTGCCAGCCGTCGCCATCCATTTTTGATTTCTTCGGTAAACGCCAACGCCACGGCGGGGACGATTGTAGCAGTTCTGCCTTCGTGTTGCCGGGCGCAAGTTATCAAGTCGATAATCCGCTCGGTCACGGTTGATATGGTCAATCTCGCTTTCGGGCCATTGCCCATGTGCAATCGCCCACGCGACGCGGTGCGCCAAAAAACAGTGGCCGTCAATCTGACCGTGCGGATAACCTGCGCTGTTTCTTGCAGTCAGCGCAGGACGCCCAGCGTATTTGGTGTTGAAGCGGTTATTGCCGGGACGCTCCTTCCAGCGAAGTTCGCCAGACTCCGCGTCGTAATCCAAAAGGCCTCTCAGGTGCGATATGTCCATAACCCTAAACTACCTTCCAGGCATTATCGCTAGGCCGCTTATGCCCCTGGTAGTCGGGCAACTTCGGTAGGCGGTCGTCCTTCACGATCTCGGAGGGCTTGAGGCGCTTGCCCCGGCGGTGAAGTCCCTCTACGGCATAACGTAAAGCGTCTATTAAATGCTCGTCTCCATCTTGCACCGCCGGGAGGACTTCGCCCGTCCTCGGGTCCGTCTTGTAGGCGTAGGACTTCAATTCCCGCGCCAGGTTCACGCATCGCGGATGCACGACGATATCGAAAGATTGCAGGAACGTGATGCCATCCTCTACCGACCCCTTGCCCTTTCGAGCCGCGCGTAACTTGGGAAGGCCATGACGGCGGATGTAGTCGATTGTCTCCGGCCTCGCGCTATCGCCACGCATGGGCCACTTGGCTACGTCTGGAAGCCCCGCAAGGAACTTCGGCAGAGCATCAGTCGGAACGCCCAACTCGAAAACCTCGGCGTCGATGTAGAGCGTCTCGTCATCGGGCATACAGCACCGGAGCGCCGCGCTCTCGTCCTTTGCAAAACCCCAGTCCGCGCCGTAGAACCAGACCACGTTATCAGGCACGTCAATCTCGCCAATGCGCCAGTTGCGGAACACACGGGATTCCGACAGCCCACGATACTCACCGAGCCAGATGTGCGCATATTTGTCAGGGTCGCGCTTCCTGTCCCTCTCCATGTCAGCCGCAAGTTCTTGCGGGAACCACGGGTTATCAGATGCGTTGACCTGAAGAACCACGCTGTTTTCCGGCGGGTCTTTCCTGAGAAACTCTACCGGGTCGCTCTCGTTTTCCGGGTTCCATGAGAACCACAGCTCCGAGCCAGGTGCGCGGATCGTCGGGATGAGAAGATCAAGGGACCGCTGCGAAGCCGTCTGCGCTTCTTCCCACCACGCTCGGGAGAAATTTTCCAGCGACTTGATCGACGCCGCCGTGTGGTTCTGCATCCCTCGGAAGATTGCATAGCCGCCCGACATAGGGCAGCGGATCTCCTTGTCCGTGATCTCGAAGTATTCGGTCAGGCCGAACTCGTCTATCCGCGATTCAATCAGACGCTTCACCGAGTCCGCGATGGAGTTCTGTACCTCTCGAATGCAGAGAACGTTCTCGCCGCTTAACAGCGCGTCGATTGTCTCGCCGGCCCAGAACCACGACTTGCCAGATCCGCGCCCACCGTATGTTCCCTTGAATCGCGCAGGGGCGAGAAGCGGGCGGAATACCTTGGCGACAGGTATCTCAACCTTCAATCCGCTTCACCAGTTCAAGCGAGCCGCTAAGGCTGACCTTGCTTTCCACCTTGTCTCCGTAACTTTTTGAGTTCCACTTACCAATAAGCCTCATGCGAGTGTCAATGCGAACGCGACGATCCTGCGGGTCAAGTTCGCTGTTGTCGGCTATGTCTAGGCATTGCTCCGCAAGAACATGCGTTCCCTCCTCGCGTGCGCGCGAAATTGCCTCATCAAATTCCAAATACTTTTTCCGCCACCGCAATACAGTCGCGTGGCTTGGTATGTCATCGTCCTTGCAGACAGACAGAAGGGACCGCCCCTCCATCAATCGCTCTACGATCTTGTCTGCTGTTTCTTGTGAATACCCGTCAGGCATTGACCCAGACCACATTAAGCCCGGCTTGGGCTGCCATTATCACACGTCGATAGCTGACACGGCGCCAGCATCGCCCTGCTGAATCTCGAAGTCGCGCGATGCCTCGGCGGGCAGGTAGTGACCTGATCCTACCGCTGCCGCCGTCCCGCCGAAATTGACCCACATAGCCTGGGTGGCGGTGAGGGTTACAATGTCGCCAGGGTAAGGCGACAGGCTGGTGACGTTTGCCGCCACACCTGAAGTCGTGAATGCGCCCGACGCCGAAACGCCAGACGATGAGACATTCGGGTTTCTTCCCGCTGTCGTCTGTGTCCAGTTAAGAGTTCCCATCGTCAACCTCTATGTCCTTGGTTGTTGGTGTCGACCCCTCGCAGCATGACGAGACGCCCCCAATACAATCTTCGCAGATAACGCGGCGAGTGCCTTCATCGCCAAGTATGACGTTGTAACCTCGCCCGCGGCAGCTTTCGCAGATCAATGCAGAGGCCCGCCCGAAGCCTCGAAGACTTCCTCAATGAACTTGCTCATGGTGAGAATCATGACGTAGGGCGGTATTTCCGCCGCCTCCGCTGCATCCAGCATGTCGTCGAGGACTTCCTCGGCGCGGTCCGCGTCGGTTTCCTTGTCAAACGAGATTTCGATGACTTCGCCCATTGGAATCCTTTCTATGGAGCGCAGACCACTCGCTAGTGTTTAGGGGTTCATGTCAGGGGGGTCGAGTGTCCGCGCTCGGGAAAATCTTTGGACTTGCCGGAACGCGGAATAGCTTACGCACCCGCCCATGCAGCACTAAGGGGCGAGTGGCAGGACGGCGACCGCAGTAAATGCAGGTGCGCCGTAGGCGTAATTTATCATTCCGCAGCCTTTGTGTCTAGGGGGTCGAGTTCTACCTTGACCCACCTGCCCATCATTTCCATTTCCGCTTCGATTTTCGGGTGTAGTTCGTGCGCCCGCTCGACCATTTTACGGAATCTCAGCGTGACCTCGCCCAACTTTCCAGACAGGTCAATGAGTGCCTGCCCGCGCTTGTATTCCGCGATTTGTGCAATGTCGTTGTTTCGCGCGATCCGCTGCCCTTCCTCGTAAGCGCCCTCGACTGCCAACTTGAAGTTTGCCAGAGCGCGTGTGTCGCCGCGTGAGAGGGGGTAGAGCGTTTGCGCAAGGTGCTTGACCTCGCTTTGCCGCAGGCGGTGCCAATCGGCGTCTGAGAGGCTGAGAAACAGATAGTTCGGCAGCTTCGGCGTCTCCATCGGTTCTGGGCGGCGCTTCTTGCCCCGCCGCTTGAACTCAATGCACCGCCCGCACCAGACCGAGAACCCGAGTTCTTCTAGCTTCTCGGTGACGGCAAATTCCTTTCCGGTCGTCGCGTATGCGAGATAAACAGTCATAGGTCCATCCCCGTTTGTTCCGGCCTGGGCGCGGGCTCCACGAAAAGGTCAGGTTGAGCGGCGGCCTCCTCGACGCGCCTGCAAGAAATCTCGAAATAATCGGGGTCAATTTCGATGCCGATGCCCTGACGGCCTAACTTCTGGCAGGCGACGAGGGTGGTGCCGCTGCCCATGAAGGGGTCGAGGATGCTTTCGGCGTCGGGCAAAAAGCCGAGGCACCATTCCATGACACCAACCGGCTTTTGGGTTGGGTGGGTGTTTCGAACCTCGTTCCCCTTGCGGAGCATTCCATTCCAAAGCCACTCAATCTTGCGCACTGGCTTATCCAGGTTTGTCCACGCAAGTTCGCAGTCTGCGAATTCGTTTGATCCGTTTTGCTTATCCCAAACCAGCCAGCACCTTGTTGGGGGAAGTGCAAAGTAATTTCCGCCGAACACGATCTGCCGTCGAGCGGCTTGCATAATAGCTGCTATATGAGCTTCGCCTATCGGCTTTGCGTCCCAATTTGTCGCCTTGTAATCGCGTTTTGCGGCTGCTGCCTTGCCGTATTTCGTGCCGCTCTGCGCGGCCATTGTGCGGTCAACACCAATCCCGTAAGGCGGGTCAGTCACTACGGCATCCACCGCCTCCAGATGCGGCATCACCTCAAGGCAATCGGCATTTATAAGGGTCTGCCCGCCAATTACTTCGACGCGCCGAACGCCTTGAACTTTGCTAATGTCTGCGGCGGAAAGCATTTGAATTCCCCTTTCTACATTCCCGGCAGACACGCGCACCACGCGGGTTGATGTATGTGTTCTCATCGGTAAACTCGTGGCCCTTGCCGCAGTGGGTTTGTGCAAGCTTCTTCGCCCTAGCTGCCTTACGCCCCGCCTCGGTAGCGCCCGGCGGCATTGGCTTGGACACACCGACCTGCGAAGCGCTTGCGCCAAAAAGCGGCTCCACATTGCCCGCAATGAAACCAATCGCCCTTCCGCAGCTTACTGGCTATTGCCGATCGCGTTTCTTCCGTGTGCGTATGCCCGGAAAGCCCTTCACCGCCATCCGTCAGGTTTAAAAGGTCGTGCCCTTCGTCCCTAAATTTAGCTATCCAATAACGCTCCCGCGCCGCCCAATCTTCGCTTTCCGCCACGCGCTCCAAGTGCCAAAGGCAGGACCACATCCCGCGCGCGTATAGGGACTTGATCCACCGATGAACCGGCAGGCGCGGGCGGTCTTTCATCGCCGCCATAATATGTTCGTTGTGGCGCTTGCGCGGGGATCGAACAGTCTTACCCACATAACGAACCCGATCCGTTCCCGGGTATGTCAGGGCATAAATCAAAACCAGCCGCTGCCCGCCAATGCGCTCTTCCCGCCGGATCACGTCGCCCTCCAAACCCGGACGCGCGTTCCGCTGCCGTCTGCTCGCGGGACCGTCTGATACCCGACCGGAACAAC